ATATAATCCGATGCTGTCCTCGGAAAGTACGAGATTTGTTTCTGTGCTGCCAAGATCTCTGTCTTCCTTGTGGTTGTGAAGAATATGAACAGGATCTGCATTCTTACTGAGTGCCAGAGCGAAAGTTCCGGGCTGAATCTGTTCAACAAATTCGTTGCCATATTCGTCACGCAAGCGTCTTGAATCTCTGCCTACCGCATTGACATAACCCTCGATATGAACCGAGTCGGACCTGAGTGTTATTTTCATGCGTTCCCATCCTCCTTTCCCGAATCATTGTCTTTTCCTTTGTCTGCCAGGTCTTCGAGCTCGGATGACACTTGTGCATCACCCTCGGCCTCGGGATCGGGCTTGTTGGTCCCAGAAATGATGTCGTTAATGTTGAATGCTTTTCCCATGTTGGGAGTGAAGAGAACTCCCGTCTGAGGGTTATATAGAACATCCTGCAAACCGAGCTTGATGTATGGAAGATTGAGAAGCTCCATGTTCTCGGCTTTTCGGATATCGTCTATCTGCAAGAATCCTGTCTTGTAGCCTGTTGAATATGCTTCGTATCTGGTCTTTATATCTGCCTTGATAAGCTCCGAAGTATCGGCGGCAAAATAAAAAGACCTCTTTTCTCTCTCGAGAAGAAGGTCTCTGTCCAGTGCTTTGCATATGGCTTCAAGAATCGGTATGATGCAATATTGAACGTATGCCAGCTTGTCCTCGTTGGTGGCGCCGCCGTTTATGATTGACGGAGGCATTGAAAACAGCTTGCAAATTTCAATAGCATTGCTCTTTTTGTTTTCGTTAAGCTGCATCTCGGTTGCCGATGTGGCCGCCTCGTGGAACTTAACTCCGTTGTTCAGAACTACAGCGTTCTCGGAATCGTCGGAGTACATCTTATCGAATGCGCTCTTCAAATATCCGATTGCACCGTCGTCTATTCTATGCTCGGACTCCAGGAAGCCTTTCTTTCTTCCGCCTCTCTTGGCCATCTTGTTTTCAAACTTAAGAGAGTTATAAGCGGTTGCCAGGACTTCGGCATTCTCCTGGATGATACTGTTCCCTTTGTACCCCTTCTTGGTGTTTCTGATAACCTTAACGAACTCAAAGGGCCTATAGATATGACCGCCACATGAGATTTTGTATTCCTTCATGATCGGGTCTTCGTTTGTGAGGAAAGTAACCTCATCTGCATCTACATAGTGGAGAGAGCGGAACTTTGTTCCCTCTTTCTTGATGTAAATATAGGCGCCCTTGTTCAAGAAGTAGTCTCTAACTATTGCCTTCTTAAAGTCAGCGCCTGTGAGGGTGTCTCCGGTATCGATATTGATAAGATATGGTCTTCTGTCCTTATCGTCTCTTACGGAAGATCCGTCGGGTTTTCTCTCGTAGAGATAAATCGGTACCGTTGAGATGGTATTGCAAATCTTATTGATACATCCGGCAAAGGTTGGGACGTTCATTGCTTTTTCTCGGCTCATTGCGTCATTTGATAAAAAAGCCTTGAGCAATCCCTCAGTTATTTCAACGCTTGTTTCTTCCTGTGCTCTTTTTTTGAATAATCCCATGCTCTACCTCTAAATGACCTGAACGATAAAGTCCTTCTCGGCAAAAAGAAGCTCCTGTTGAAGCAGATATATGGCATTGATAAGGGCCACAACCATATCTACCTTGCCGGAAGCCTTCTTCTTGTTGACGTACTTGTTCAGGTTGGTGTCTTCTGTGCATCTGGCATTCTGAAAGTTGATTTCAAGAAGGCCATTGTCGTCGTATTGGAATCTTTTATCTAAAATAGCCTCTTTGAGAAGCTTTGTGGGTGCATGTAGTATCGAACTGTGCTGCTTAATCTCGACGCATTCAAGCGGACCACATAATTCATTGCCTGCTTCCAGCTTCTGAACGGTTGAGATTGCATTCCATCTGTCGTATCCGACCTGGATAACATTCACGCCGTAAGCTGATTCAAGGGTTTGGATGTAGTTTTCAACTACTCCGTAATCAATTACTTCCTCTCCGCAGCTTATGCAGTCGCCTCTTTTGACAAATCGGTTGTAATCAACCTTCTCTTTGAGGGATTTCACCTCGATTTTTTCTTTGGGAATAAATCCCATGACTCTTGCATATATGGTCCCGGTCTCTTCTGTGACCATTGCAACAGCTGTATTATCGTCGGAGAGGGAAAGGTCGAGTCCTATCCAAACTCGGCGGCCCTTCCACCATTCATCACTCTTTTCCCTCCGACATAATTTGACCTTCTGGACGTCTATGTAGCCCTCTACTCCGATTCCTTTGTAAAGTATATTGCAATGCTTACAGAGGAAATTCTCACGCTTCGACTCGTACATCTTGGCTGTAAGGCGCTTTTCCTTCAGGTCTTCTAATACGTGGGGGTGTGTTATTGCTACAGGGTTTGCTTGGAATAAGACTCTGTCGTCTTTCATCCAGTTATCGCCCTGGCGAATGTCTTCATCCGGTTCGTAAAGCAAAGAGAACACTCTCTTGCTGTATCCCTTGAGCCCATCAAGGCTCTTCTTGGCATAATCGATCTCCTTGGTCATGACGTTGTTATCGTTTGGATATTGCGTCGATATGATGATTCCCAGTTTGTTTCTAAGAATCATCTGTGAAGATCTCATGGCCTCGACAGGATAATCGTCCATTGCTCCGGCTTCATCTGCCAGATATGCGTTTGCCATCTTACCGTCCATCCTGTCCTCAGAATAGGCAAGCGGTGTATATTCGTTGTCATTGAGATTGCAAATGACCCCGCTTCTAAGGATCTTAAAAGCAGGGTCAATCTCATCATAAAGAGCGGGGGAGCTCTTAATTATTTTTCTTATGGCCAACTTAAGCTCTGAAGAAAGGCTTAAGTCAGGGGCTACGCTGAAGAACCTGGAGAAGTCCGGTTCTGTCAGCATAAGCAATATGAATATTACGGCTGACACGAAGGTCTTGAAGTTCTTACGAGCAATTTCAAGTATCCCTGTGACATAGTATCTTATGTCTTCGTCGGTATCCTTGCATTTTGTGCAAAGACAGGCGATTATCATAAACCATGCATATGGTTCAAGGCCCTTTGACATGCTGCAATGCAAATCGGGATGAATCATTAGCTCGAGAAGCCTCTCGTTCTTCTTGACTGCCTCTTCATCAACAAAAGCTTCTTTGCTTTTTCCGTCTGCTATGTTCAGCCAGCTCTCGGCCTGCTTCTTAACGTATGTTGGCACCTTTCTGTTTTTCTCTTCAAGGCACCATTTGGCATATTTGTATGCTTCGTTGGTCTTATCCACCGAGAGCCTCCTTGAGTGCGTTGGTCTTTGTTTCCGGTGTCTTGTTGAATACCCTGAGAGAAGATGAAACTGTCATGCAGTTTTCTTTTTCTATCGAGAAGAGCTGTTGTCTCTTCTTTTGGATTGAGATATCAACCGAAGTTATCTGTTCCTGGATTGCCAGGAGCTCTTTTTGATATTCCTTGAATGAATCATAGTCGTCTCTGTGGCTCTTGATTTCTTCGGCCAGCTCTGACAGGCTCATCCTTGTTGTAACAAGGTCTGACGTCTCGGCTGTTATTATACAATATCGATTTATCACAGCGGAGTAGATCGCATCGTCCTTCTCAATGGCTTTCATGATCTTCTTAAGCCTTAAGAACTCTTTGTGAGCTGCTTCGTTGACTCTTGTGTTGCGGTCTTCCTTGAGAGGTTGACCGGTCATGTTTGCGTTTTCTTTCTGACGGCGATATGCAAGCTCTTTCTTGGTCCGATGGCTTCTGCCTTCGAGAGCGATAACGCTCGCCGCCTTGCTTGGTCTTGCCATATTATCACCTCATTGAATTGTAAACTGATTCGGTACAATTTAGCCCGATTTTTGCGGGTTTTTCTTCGTTTTTTCGCCTTTTTGTCCGCTTTGTCCCCTGAAATGCCCTATTTACGCGTTTTTTTCATTTTGGGAGTTTTTTGTGCAAATGAGTCCAGCGTGGGTGTGAAATCGTGTGCCAATTTGACACAATTTTAAGGCGGGGGGTATGTTGGCGTCGTAGGCTAGGATTTTTTATTATTTTTTATTGCAATTTGATGCAAAAATTGTCTTGGTACCCTGCCTGCCTCGGCTGCCTCGTGGTGAATGTCGCAAAGCGTTATGAGATTGTCCTCATCGTATGCTCTGCTCTCATCTTCTTCCAAAGGTTCTATGTGATGAATACTAAGATTCTCGTACTCGCAAGTTCTTCTTGTACCTTCGTAGTTAATGAGACATAGCTGGCACAATCCCTCGTCTCTCCTGCGGATATAAGCCCGGAGCTTTTGCCACCGGGAAGTAGATCGGATGTGTTCAGCTTCTTTCGTTCTCTTCTGGTATGTAGGACGTCGGCCGCAATCGAAGTGGCTGTCGTGGATTCTTCCACAATACTTACAAGCTTTCAGCATATACAATCAAAAAGGAGATTGATGTTTGTCCTCACAATCTCCTGTCTCACATTTCCTTATACCTTTGCTCATTATAACCATACCACACTTTGAGCGGACAAATCGGACAAACTTTTATAATTTTAAAGATTTTCTTCATCAGCTTTTTTCAGGAAGCGTTCTAGGAGTTTTCGGCATCCTTCTTCTGTATACCTCGGGCCCATTTCTCCGGCTACAACGTTCCAAGGTTTCTCTTCAATGAGGCGCTTGGTGATGAGTCTTCTCATCATCGGATCGTCTAATCCGTTGAGCCATTGCTCCAGGTCGTTAATCATATCATTGATGTCGCACTCTCGAAGTTCAAGTATCTGCTTCTGCTTTGCCAGCTGATATTTGAGTTGGTCTTCCCTGGCTACGGGAAAGCCCTCGATATAATACGTCTGGTTGTTGCCGTATCCTCCCTTGACGGAATCCTTAACGTTGCATTCCCCGTTGATCTTAAGG